TGGAGTCATGAGTATATGGTCACAAAAAATAAAGGCTAAAGAATCAGAACAAAAACTTCTTATAGAAAGAAATGCTGTTCAACAAGAAGGTTTTAAAGCGGCGAGAGAATATGAGAACACAGGCTTTCAATGGACAAGACGTATCATTGCATTGACTACAATCTTTTCTGTCATTGTGTTACCTAAACTCATTCCTATATTTGCACCAGAAGTACAGATAATAGTAGGATACCTTGAGTTTAAACCTGGATTTTTATTCTTGGAAGGTAAAGAGATAATGAAATGGGTGCCAATGGCAGCCCCTGGAATTGTAATCACACCTCTTGATACTAATTTAGTGGCAGCAATTACTGGTCTATACTTTGGTGGAAGTTTAGTTAAGAAGTAGTAGTAGGAATATATTCCTTACATTCAAAGTTAGTGCTTTCAAGCTTATAAGTTTTCCCTTCATATATAAAGGAAGTAAACTTTTGAGACAGACTATCATTTAAAAATGAATAGTTTTTATTTAAAAAATAATTACAACTTAATTCATCAGAAAAAAAACCTCCTAAGAAAACTGTATGTATAGGAATACTTAAGTTTATAAACATAGCAGTCACTACAATATACCACATATTATTATGCTCCTGTCCACTCTTTAATATCGTTGTCAGTATAAATATATTTATCTGTCACATCTATTGCTGAACTCTCAGCAAACTGTGGATATATAAAAGCAACTGCAGTACCCTCACCTACATCTATTTCAACAGGTGAGTAACCTGCTCCTGTCTCTAAGCTCCAGACATGAGACATAGTTTCACTATTCAAATCATATACCTCTCCTCTTATTTTATAACCATCATCTTTGGGTAAAAAGATAATAGGAAACGCACCATTAGCATAATCTTTTATATCAAAAGATTGTTTGGTTTCATGTGTGCCTATAAAGGTAGAGTCTTCTATAATAGAATGAAGTCTCTTACCTTTTTTTAATGTTCCGTATACAAATGTTTTCATAGTTAATGTATAGAAGTTATATACTTTTGTATCCAATGTTCTATCTCAGTAAACTTTATCTTAAGTTCCTTAACGAGTTGAATATAAAATTGTTTTTCTTCCTCACTCCTTTTAAATGTTTCAGTCATTATGTCTGCCTTCTTTTCAGGAAGAGCCGACACTTCTGATATCAGCTCTCCTTTGTTATTAACTAGCACACTATAGCTAGCAATAACTCCTTCTTTTATAGTTTTCTTTTTCATATTAAGTTACTTCCTGTGTGGTGTCTACCAACTCACACACTCCACCAGTACATGCAAGTTCTTGAGAGCCTGTTGTATTGTCTTCGGATTCATAGTTACTTAGTAAAGAAAAGTCTATAGTCTTAGGCATCTTCTTTTTCCATTCAAGATATTCTTCTCTTGTTATATCTTGATAGGGAGCTTGCTTGTATATGTGGTCAGTATAAGGAAGGAAACTAATTCCAGATACCTCATTGAAATGTTTATACACCCATGCTCCAACTTCTAGCCACTCATGTTCCTTAACACTAATGGTTACAGAAGGCTTATGTTCGCACCACTCTCGTTGATATGTCAACCACAATTCTAATTGTTCTATAGCTGTTTTATCTTTACGAGTTATCGAACCTTTTGGTGACTCAGTAGGAAAAGAAAACACCATAACTGAATCAGGTTTAGTTACATCAGGTTCATGTGGTACACCCTTATCAATCATTAACTGAGTTAAGGGGTCTTTCTTATCACATCTTACAGTACGAATGTAATAAGGGCTGTGTCTAGTATGTATACCAGAAGCACTATCAACCAACTGACTTACTGTACCACTAGGTTTTACACAAGTGATTGCAGTTGATTGTGGTATCTTAAGTTTCTTAGACAACTCTTTATTAGTATCAATAGCACACTGTCTAAGACTAGTTAGGAAACCTTTCTTAGGATTGTTAGTTACTGTTGAATCCATAATACCAGTAAGAGATACACCAAGTAATCTTTCTTCTTCAGTGTTCGACTTCCATATCTTTCTTATATACTTAAAGTCTGTAAGAGTTGATTGGAATGTTCCAAGTGTTGTAGCTAACCTGACTTTCTTTGCTAATTCTTTTTCGCTATCAGTAGCACGAATTACAACCTCAGTTAAGTTACAGAACTGATAAGGTCTAAGAATAATTTCTGAACAAGGATTAGTACCGAAGTCATGTTCAATATCACGGCGACCATTCTCTGCAGATTTTTCTTTAGCCGCTTGTCTATTAAAGATACCTCGCTCACCTGACTTACTATCATACAATGATTTCCATTCTGTCATGAACAACGCCATGTCAGGGGTACGAGTATAACAAGCTGAGTTATTTGATAGTGCTCTCTGAGGTTCGTTCATCCACCAAGAACCACTCTTAGCATTTCTCATTCTGTCATCTTGAATATTGCTTAAAGATATTAAAGCACTTCGTCTGACACCACCTACAACAACAACCTCTCCAACTTTACAAACTAAATCATGACACTCAAGTGCGTCAAGTTTTCTACCTGCCGCAGTTTTAAATATTGTGATTGCAAAGTCAAACAAATCTACTAGAGGTTGAGGCCCACTAGCACGACCACCAAAAGTTTTTAGTCTAGCTCCTGCAGGTCTGATTCTTGTTACATCTATCTTAGGAATTTGTCCACCATATAACATGGCAATCAATTCTCTAAATGCTTTAGCCCAACCAGCCTTACTATCCTGTACTACAATAATAGTATCAGTACTTTCAAACTCTTCTGAAATTGTAGGAAGCTGTTCAACATAATCTCTCTCAACCGAAAAGCCTACACCTGTACCACACAATAGTATATACATTACTTCATCAAAACTTCTTACATCATTGATAGGAATATAACTACAGTTATACCCTGCAGTATGGTCTCTCTTAAGTGCGTTACCTGCAGTCATGAGTGCTCTCATAGACGGCATGATATTTAAACTTAAGACAGCATCTTCAAGTTCGGTGCGTAAATCTTTAGGTAAATTATATTTATTGTTTTCTTTTAAATGTTCCTGCATAAAGTCAAAGTATCTTGTGACTGTTTCTCCCCAAGACTCTCTGCGTTTATGTTCTTCAACAAACCTAGCATACCTAGAGGCATGAATAAATTGTTGATAGGTAGTTGGTAATTGGTTACTTAACATTGTTGTTTCCTTTCTCTGCTAGTTCTCCAGCGATAGCACTATAACCGACCATGTCAAGGTAATCGTCTGGGTTATGTGAGCCTACTTTAGTTCTTGCTATTTTTAATAATGTCATCATTAAGGCAACATCAAGACCATTCAAAGGCATGTCAAGATAAGCTGACCACATCTTGGCTATGTTATCATGATTAATCTGTTTGTTTCCGTGGGTTTTTTCTCTATCATTAGAGACAAGCTCTTTAGCTTTTTCTATTAGTTGTTTAGTGTAGACTTGGGTCTTCATTTGGTTCTTCCTTTTCATTTTTTAGTGATTTAATTAGTTGATACTCCATTTCTCTAGCCCCTATATAGTAAACTAACTCAGGGTTTTGAGTCACTAACCACTTGATACCATAGGATAATGTATCTACATTAGGGTCATCAGTATAGTTTATCATTTGTAAACCGACATCACCTTCATCAGGTGTATTAGGTGTTAGTATGATGTATGCGTTGTCTTTACTTATCTTCATTATGTCATCCAATCTAAAGGTATTTCTTTTTCAGACCATAAAAAATTGTTAGCTTCACACCAATTTATATAGCTTGTCTTAGAACCCTTTCTTATTTTATTGTTTGCATTCATAAAACAAAAACGAATATCATAGTCTGTTTGTTCTTGTATCCATAAATGTTTCTTTCTATCTTCTAATTTTAAAACACCTTTTAATTCTACAAAGATATCTGTCTTAGGAAAATATAAATCAGGAAGATAAGTTCTATTAATAGCAGGTTGTGTAAACTTAACTATATATTCTTCGTACTTATATTTTATTTTTTTCTTTTGAAGGCCAGTGACAACAGTCTTCTCAAACTTAGAGCGATACTTAGTCATCTTTATCCTCTCTACTTAAAGCCCTTGCACTAGGTAAAGCACTCTTACTCATTTCTTTTAAAGTCCAATGAGGATTTAATTTTAATCTTTTCATTACCCATTTAAATGACCAAGCACTTTGATAGATTTGAAAGTTGTGCATATAGTGAGTTTGCTTAGGCATCAACTGAATAATATTATTGATATTAATTTTGTCTTGTTCTTCTTCTGGAAGTAAAGACTTTAACCAATCAACTAATATTTCTTTAGCCTTGCGTCTTAGTTTTTTTATTTTTTTTCTATTCATTTATAGTTATCTCCTCTACTCTAGGTGTGTTCGCTACCTTTGTCATGTAGACAGTAGCATTAGAGTACTTGAAAACTCGAAGTCCTTTACCTTCATTAGTATCACTATGACAATGAAACTTATGAGAACAATATACGCAACCAACAGGAAGTTTATAGTTGCCTGTCTTGTCATGTGGAATAGGTTGATAACATTTCTCAGGTGGTTCTTCACTTTTTATTTTCTCCTTTAAAGATTTAATTAATTCTGCTGCATTAGGTTTCATTAGTTCATCAGGTCTAAACAATGCTATCTCTCCTGATGATTTATCGACAGCAAACAAGCCACCATTAGTAGTACCTTCATTATGTTCATAGCCAGCCAACTGTGCTACATATCCAAAAGGGTCACTCTCATATAGACTCCCAGTCTTAAACTTTTTAAAAGACATAGGTGACGCTGACTTAACATCGACTACTTCACCATCTATCTTACAGTCCATGTGTCCTGTCACATCTTCAACAACTATTTTTTTCTGTTGGTCTGTAACTATGTGTCCAGATACTTCAACAAGAAACAATAGTAAATGTTCTAACAGGTGTCCATATAAAAACTTTAGTTGTGTTGAAGGGTCATGTACTTCTTTCTTTGCTTCACTACGATTGTCATACCATAGCTGACGAGCTGGTCTACCTATGATAGACATTCTTAATCCCTTACCTGAACTCTTATAAGGCTCAAGCCAATCAAGTAAAGCTAACTTAGTATTGTTTAAGAACTTATCTATCTGTTCTTCTTTAACATCAGGTTTAATTCCTGATGAGATACCTGTCAGTACATTGTTAATGTCTTCAACTAATGTATCTAAAGTCTTAGTGTGTTTCTTTCCAGTTGTTACCACTTTTATATTCTCCATTTAAAGGGCATCGAATATTTAATTCAATACCTGCGTTTACGATTGAGTTAACTGCGAGTTTACCAAAGTCATCTGCGTGTGCTTCGAGAACCTCATACTGAAATTCATCGTGAACATTTGCAACTGGTCTAGCCTCTAATTTATTTTGTCTTACATAATCATCTAACAAGATGAGTGCTTTCTTCATTACGATAGAACCACCACCTTGTATTAAGGTGTTGACGGCTGAGTGTCTGTTTCTAATGATGAGTCTTCTACCGTCAATTCCTCTGAGCCAACCCTTACCAGTAGCTTTTCCCACTCGTTGTCTAAAGCTTGCAAGGGCTGGAGTACCTCTGAGAAATCTTTCTTTAATCTTTTTCCCATCGCTTCTATTCCCGCCGACGATAGTTCCGAGTTTTTCGTCACCTGC